TAGGACGTTTCCTAGCTAAGACTGAATCAATAGATTTCAAACTGTCTCGATTCTTAACATCCATAATGAATGGAATATCTTGGATAGTAGTGCTTACAGGGTTACCTTCTTCATCTACAGGGGAGTCTACAGACAGGTGGCCCATAAGAACCTTAACCCTTTTGACAGACTTCATATGCTCTTTCATAGCATCAGATAAGCTGTCATAGTCTTCTACATAGCCCCCAGAAGGACGCCCTAAATTGTAACTACCAATGTTATCCTTTAGGTCACCCTTTAAACTAGGTGCCATAATTGATTTTTCCATTTGTTCTGTGTTGTTATTCCATCGTGACCACTGCATACGAACAGCCATAATACGAATAGTGATTTGTTGTGCGTAAACAACCTCATCACCTTGTGTAATTTGATATGTTCCAACAGGTAGTACCTCTGCTTTTATTTGCTTACCGCCCACATCTTGCATACCCATAATAGCTTTATGGATCTGGGTGACCCTAGTTATACTTGGTGTAGACGATTGGTCTGTACTAGCCGGGATGATCCCCATCATTGCTTCAAGATCATCACCAAAAGTTGCTAATTCCGTATTCATACTTATGCCCTTTCTGAGCGTTAAAAAGAAACCTAGTTATAGCTTATTAGCTAAGTAGTGTCAAGTAAATTAGTGTATGTCTGCGTAAGTTTTTCCAAACTGCGCATCAATACCAAGATCAACATTCAGTCGTAGCTGTCTGTTAACTTCTTCTATAGAGTAGTTCATATTCATTGCTGTTTCTATCTGCTTTCCTTCTTTTACAAGCGCTATAATTTCATCGTGAAACTGACCCACAGTCTTAACGTCCTTATCACGACACTTCTTAACCCAAACATCGAAGCAGTAAACCCCAGTGCTTTGGTTTAGTGTAGAGAAACGATCCTTCTCGCTGCGTAAACTATGCCAGAACTTTGATACAGGATTCTGAACCCACATACCACCAAACAGTTCACGCTTACGTAGTGTTGATGCTACCTTCTGTACTGACCAGTTACGTGACCAGAATGCATCTAGTAGCTTTTGAGCTTCCTTCTTTGACATACCTGTCTCACGAGCTAGTTTAGCGGCCCCTACACCATAGGTAGCTGAGTAGTTAACTACCTTGTAGTTCTTGCGTAGATCTTTAAGAGACTTCTCACCTGAGTTGTGCTTGTCGATATCCTCTTGGCTAATTATCCCGGCGTGTTTAGCTAGGTCAAGGTGAGGATCAAAGCCATCCCTAGACATTTCAGCTACATAGCTAGGGTCAAGAGGCTTCATATAGTGACGCTTAGTCGTGTCCTCTAGGCTAGTCATATCAGCCCCACACAGAACGTAACCCTCTGGTGCAGTCAGTAGACCACGTATCTCTTTACCGTAGGGCTTCTCCACTGAGGGAAGATTAACTAGAGGCTTTGCGTGTTTGAATCGCAAGGTATTTGTCATACCCGCAATCGTAGCCTGTACATAACCATCAGACTCACAGTCTATGATACCTTTCAGCACAGCAATACGATGACTAAGGACAGACAGTCCATCTAGGATAGCGACTGCAGGATCTTCTGAGGTAAGCTTAGTGACAGAGGGGCAAAGTTCTCCATCCTTACGCACCTGTGGAACCTGACGCTCAACACCGTCTGGCCCCCGTACAAACTTAAATGTGCGAGGAACCCAGCCAATAGAGTAGAGCCATTCTTTTACTTGCTCTGGTGAATTAGGGTTACCCTGACGTTCACCTGTCTTGACAACAAAAGACTGTACACTGTCTGGCTGTTTGTACTGCTTACGTAGTTCTTCAAACTTCTCACCGTGAGCAGAAAGTTCACCATCTTTCTTGTACATAACCTTTGGACGTTGCTGCACCTTAGTTAAGATCTGCTTTGGCATAGCATCCGCAAGCTCACCTATCTTTAACTCTTTTTTAGCTTCCCACACATATAGGTAACCCATAGCAGACTCAATATCAACCTTCCACTTCAAGGATTCTTGCTCTGCAGCGCATTCCATCTTGAATGATAGGTACTTTATAAACTGCCACTTATCTTGATCGTTAGGGTACAGCTTTGAGAGCTTGATATCCAAGTCACGCCATAAACGAGAGTTAATCTTAACATCCTCGTTACACCTGTGGGCATACTCTTCCTGAGTTAAGTTTACCCAGTCCGTAACCTCTGGCTTCTTTACATTGTAGTACTCTCCATAAGTTTCTAGACCGTGCTTTGGCTTAGTGTGATTAACGTACCAAGATAAGGCTAAGGTATCAACTAACTTAGCTTTAATCTTTATACCCAACACTTTCTCAGCCACAGGTATATCAAACCTGATAATGTTGTGACCAATAAGTGTATCGGATTGTTCAAAGAATGTACGCATAGTCTCATAGTCGTGAGTACTCTTAATCTTACCAGAGTCATCTTCCCAAGACAGTACGTGTATTTTTGTGGCATCCAAGCCATCAGTTTCAATATCAAAAACTGGCATTACTTTTCCTTTGTCATATATTCATATAATTTCATTATTATTTCGGGCTTATCTCCTAGATGCCCACTAGCTACATTACAACTATTACATAACCACCCCCTAAACCTGTCTGTAGTGTGACAGTGATCAATTACAATATTTATTGAGTCACTTGAAACATTTCCACAACAATCACAGATATCAGGTGGTGGGCCGTTCTCCTTTAATAACTTTCTTATTACTCTTTGCTGATGCCTTTTACAAGTTTTACAAGTATTTCTGGGGCTTTTAGAACCGTCCGCTCTAAAATACTGAGTGTCAAAATTATCTAAAGGTTGTTCAATACCACATTCCTTGCAAGCTTTAGTTAAAGAGTTAACTTTAATTCCCTTAACCTGTATTGGCAGATCATCCCACAAAGATTTCTGCATCAGATAACCTCTCTGAGGGTAAACGTTTCTGTATTGAACCGCATCATACCAGCAAAGCCTTCTTCTGAGCAGGGTCTATTCTTCTGCACAGATATGTGTGTAGTATTACGCTCATCAAAGTCAGAGGCTTCCTTGTCACGACTGAGATCAATAATAACAGAGGCACGTTGACCAATCATCTTACAGTACTTAGGGTCACCATTATCATTAGTGTGAGCAATAGTAACAATACCTACGTTCAACTCAGCGGATAGCTTAGACAGCCGTACCGATAGGTCAGCTAACATCTGCTCCTTACCTTCCTCAGATGAACCAGAAACAACATCTTGGATAGGCTCAAAGAATACAAACTTACAGCCACACGCCTGACTAAAGTAACGTATCTGGTCACATAATGCATCAGCACCCTGACCATCACTTAAGTAAAACTGGTAGAACAGTTCATCCTTGGTGATACGCTCAATAGCATCCATCACCGCATCATCAGCATTCTTCTCAGCAATCAGATCCCGGCGTGTTAAGTTATCACCTAACTCATAAGACACAAGGCCAAGCAGTGATCGTAACTTAGTTTCTTCCAAGTGCCAAGCTGCGAAGGGAACCTTATGCTGTAACATATTGTATTCTAGGAATCGCATCACCTCTGTCTTACCAATACCAGTCGGAGCCTTTATAACTGTGAAGTGACCCTGCATCAAGCCAAGGATCTTATCATCCAGTGCTTGAATACCTGTAGGGATGTACTGATGTTCTGGTGTATCTTTGTACAGAGATATAAAGTCCTGCGTACTATTAAGAACATTCTCTGGTGTATATTTCTTAGCATTCCACCAAGCAGTCTTGAACTCATTACTAGCTCTATTGGTCAAGAACTCATTAGCATCCTTGAACTTATCGTGAGGAACACGGTAGACTTTGTTAGGGAATAGTTTTGCTATCTTATCGGCTACTGCATTACCAGCCTCATCATTATCAACTGATAGAACAATCTTCTCAAAACTATTAAGCCATTCTGAACAGTTCTCCCATAGCTTCTTGGAAGGTGTTGCGCTGGGCAGAGATACCACAGGGTTAGTGTAGTTACTCTTAAGCATCTGAGCCACTGACAATGCATCAAGCTCACCCTCAGTGATCGTAACCATCTTAGAGGAACCAGCCGTAAACAGATTCATACCAAATAGTTCATCACCCTTGAAGTTATCCTTGGTGTAGAACACCTTATCCTCTAATCTACGTACCTTTTTGCCACCACTAGGGTAAACATATTCTTGTCGATCAGGGTAGGTTAGTACACCGTAGTCTTCCATAGTCTTCTGAGTTATACCCCTCATAGCTATATAACTACCCGTTTGGGTATTTTCTGATCTTTGGGGTAGGCTTCTTACGTTACTTGTCATAGTAGATCCTTGTGGTAAGGGGTACTTCTCAGCTGCCCACTCAAATTTCTGGTACTTAGACGGGTAAGAACGATGACAAGAATGACACTTACCAAACCCACTCGTGTTAAAACTGAATGCATCAGAAGACCCACACTCCACGTATGGGCAAGGCTGATGCGCTATTTCTTGTGTCATATCCGATTAGCCTCGTATCTCTCTAATGCTCTCTTACGCTCTTCTTCATCGAACTCTCTGATAAGCTTGTTCTTAGTCAGGAACCTTCTAAGTGTTTCTATCTCTTTCTTTTGTTGTTTGATTTCCCAACGCATATCTTCTATTGTGCCAGCCATACTCATTTCTTAAACATCCTCTTCAATCTCATTACGACAAGGTATAACAGAACCCCGGGAATAAATCCAATGCTCATTAGTATTACTGACAATGCTATTAAGTATGGAATCCATTCTGATAGGCTCAT